ATTATAAACAACCCATAAGTTGACCAACGTTATGTTGAGAAAACGCCCCGCCAAAATATTCTACTGGCGGGGCGTTTGTGGTTTTTGGTGTGATATATAGCGCAGCATCACACCAACTAGCGCAAAGCCCTTTGCAAGCTAGCCCGTAACATAATGTAGATTTATGGGTTGTATCCCTCACTTGATACTTGTAACAAATATCAAAATACAGTATATTTTGATTCATGTTACATAAATCAAGTTTGACCACTATGAAAACCTTTGAAATCCTAGTAACGCAAGTTGGTTCTTTTCACTCACTTTCAAGCCCTGAAACAGGCGATAAAGCAGGGTATACAGAGGGTGCTATGAAATTTAACTGGATACCTAAAGATTCAGTTGATTTGGAATACAACATTCATTGCCCTGATATATTCGATGCTATCAGTAAGTTTAACGAGCTTTTAAATGATACGTATGGCGGTTATTCTCACGGCGGAAAACGTGAAGGTTCGGGACGGCCACGCGCAGAACCTAAGAAACCAGTTCGGATTACTAAAAAAGAAGAGCGCTTAATTTTACTTTTGCGCGAACATAATATGACTGATGAATTTATGCAGCAGGCAACTTTGAAAGCAATTGATAAATCATTTCATGGCGACAGCCGATAGCGAAGCGGAAACCCAACCCATCTAAACCATATCGATATTGTTTTGGCTGCACTGGCTAAAGCAATATCACTAAATTAAATTCGCCCCTCTGATAAACCAATCCCATATTTGAAATAAAACAGATGTACCGAAATAGGCACAGGTGTTTAGAGTCCACATACTTTAATAGTGGACTCTACTGTCATTTTGACCGAATTAGGTGGAATCCTTGCGCTTATTTTTAAGATCTTTTACTGCATCACTTAAATAATTATCGATTAAATATTGCACTATTGTTGAGGTTTTAATTGTTTCTCTGGTTGCTATTGTTATTTCTACTGCTGCATCCTGCAATATATCTTTGCGCTCTCCATTTATCGCTATGGTGGTGTCTTTACGCTTTTTCATTTGCAAAAAACCTTGATAAATAATCATGCAACTATACAACATTTAAAAAATAATTATGAAATATGTTTACATGTAATAAATGTAATGCCTATAATCAGTCAAATTATTTATTTCGTGTTTACATGTAATGATAGACCTCTTAACTATAAAGATACCTTTCGTTGAATCGATTGTTGCTATGTCTCCAGATGGAACTAATGGCCTAATTGATTTGCGCGAGTGTCAAAAAAGAGGTTGCAGAATGGAAGCAGGGGACGTCACTTTTACAGCTAATGATTACCGATTGGATTCAGAGAACATTACAGTTGCAGAAGTTTCAGCCTTACGCCATCCGTTTGAAGCTTTACCAAGCTCTTGGTCAACACTGGCATTTAAGGTTAGGGCAGGTGGTGAAAATTATTACCCGTTCATCGAATTAAAAGCCAGCCCGGCTAAATTGTTACAAGGTCATAACGTTTATGGCTCATGTAATGTGATGCTTTGCATAGACTCATTAATCACAGCATTTTGCTATGCAATGCCTGATATGGCCGAAATATTAGAATTTAACAATGCAGAACTTGCACAGATAGATTGCACGTTTAGCGCTCACTTAAAAACTGAATCAGATAGTCGAAACGTAATTCACGCATTACGCAACATATCAAATGGTCAAACAAGGGGCGCTAAATCTGCTTTCGATACTACTGCATACTTTGGTAAAGGCTCACGTCATAAACGACTAAAAGCCTATTTAAAACAGTTTGAGTTACAAGACAAAACAAACAAAGCACAAGCAAATTACGACAAAACCAAAAGCCAAGTTTATAAAAATCAGCTTGAAGCAATGACAGCACCAGAAGTACAAGAATTCGCAAAAAATGCATTACGCCTTGAAGCTAGTGTTATGCCAAGAATGTTAAAGCGTCTTGGTATACCTACTAACATTTGGGCATTTGAAACCTACAGCGAATCATTTGAAGGGTGTTTAATACAGCAACTATGGAAACAATCTTGGTCAGATATATTTAAAACGTTCGAAGGTGCAACCATGCGTACTTATTCAGATACTGAAATTCACGAAAACTTGAAACAGCATTTTAAAACAGAAACTAAAAAAGGCTTTAGCTTTTCAAAGGGTGACCGCTTATTCCGTTTTTTCAGAATGGTAAAACATGAAGGCTGGGATGAAGTTAAATCAACTACTCCTGAAAAAACCTTTTATAGAAATATAAAGGAACTTACTCAAGTTGTACCAAAAGCTTACTTACAAAATTTACAGGCAACAGCATCTAATGTTGTTCCACTAATCCGTTTTGTAAATGTCGATTTCAGCAAACAACACCCTAGCAATTGGGTAGAACCACAGCGCTTATCTGAACAATTAGAACTACCTGAAAACCGCGAACTATTGAGGTTGGTATCATGATTAAATTAGATTTAACACCGCATGAAGTATATAGACTTCACGATATTTTATTAGCTCTTTTTCATAAAACAGATTCCAATCATCCTGTCCATTCTTTGCTTGGTTATCATGATTTTGTTTTGATCCAAAAAATTGCTTATCAAACTAGACAGCATCAAGTTAACCGTAAAAATATGACACCCATTTTTATTGAATATTTAGATTGGCCCAAACAACCACTAACCAACCAATTCATTGACGGCCAACAAACCGCAATTGAAGAATACAACGAGGATAAAACCCAATGACCATGATAATTGAAATTCTAGGTACTAATGGCGCAAATGTACCAACGCCAAGAACTTTCCCAGCTAAAGGCGATAAGCCAGCGCGTACTGTTTATGAACAAAAAGCATATGCGCATATGGGCGGTGTTTTCCCTGTTGAATTTAAAATTACTCACGATGACCATAACAACGCTTACCCAATTGGGAAGTATGAGCTTGCAGGTTCATCGTTCAAAGTTAACCAATACGGCCAACTTGAATTAGACCGTTTTGGAATGGCATTAGTACCTCATGCAGATTTTGCAGATAAAAAGGCAAGCTAATGCAATGTATTTATCTAAATGCTGACGGCACACTAAGCCCAACTAGCGAAACACTGGAACAATGTTCTGGTTATGTTTTAGTGCCTAGCCATGATACGGCTGCTTATGTCGAAAGTATTCAGATAACAGCTCTCGAAATAGGGGGCGCTTTTACTTGGGCTTTTGCCCTAATCATTACCCTCGGGTTTTTGTCCTTCAAGGTGAAGGCTGCTCGAATGGTTATAAATAAACTTTAAGGAATATAAAAATGACTGATATTTTCGCTGCGGTAGATATGGCGGGTGTTGCAACTTTCGTTGGTGCAACTGGTGTTTTAATTGTTGGTGTCGCTTTGGCTTATAAGGGTATTACCCTTGCTAAACGCGCAGTAGCTAAGGCATAAGGTAAATATTATGGGCGGTCTAATAGTCGCCCTTATCTACACAATTTGTGCATTGATAGGGGCAATAGCTGGTTACATAGTCTGCAAAAATTTCGGTTGGGGATAACAGCCAATGAAAATCTTAATATATACACTGGCGCTTATTAGCGCTTTTTTTGTTTTTACTGCCTATGCTGGTGATGGTATACCTGAGGGTTTTCCAGATAATAAAGTTTGGCCCGGTGTACCGCCTGAATCTACAATTTATTACACATGTACCACCCAATCTAACGGCCAACACACGATAAAAGTTGAAAAGCCTGAGACTTGCATAGATTGGGCTTATGAAAAGCGAAAAGCCGACCCCGCTATGTCATCTTATTGTAAGCTAGAGCGTGTTGGAACTCCAACCCAACAAAACGGTTATTTTAGCCAGCAGTTACAATTATTTTCATCCAACTCTAATGGTTGTATTGTTAGAGCTGGCTATGATGCATTCGCAGTAACTTGGTCTCAACTACCCCCCGACCCTCCAAATTGCCCAACTAAAACAAATCCAAAACATACATACTCTTGGCCATTAGGTACTGACCAAATCGAGTCTTGTCATATTTCTAAAGACGTAGAACCAGAACCAGAACCAGAACCAGAACCAGATGATGATTCTTGCAATGAGTTTGGCGATAACAGTTTCTTACCTCCACAATCTGGTCTTGATGTACCAGCTGGCGGTTCAGTCTGTTACACAACCTCAACTGGTAAACAATGTAAATATACCGCTAGTGATTTTGGTGATGGTTACAACCAAACAGGCCAGACATGCTCAGGCGAAGAACCTGATTATGGCCAACCACAAACACCCCCCGATGAAGGTTGTGCAACTGTTGGTTCGCTTGAATTTTTTGCAGTCTGTCCAGTTGATCCAAACGAGGCTTGCAATCCATTATTGATTAATAATGATACTGTTTACCAATGCCCAACAGGTTGCGGTTCTATCAACGGTGAATACGTTTGTACTTACCCTGATGAAAATGCAAACGGTATACCTGACAAAGACGAAAACCCAGATAACCCAGATAACCCCGATGACCCAGACCCGAACAACCCTAATCCAGATAATCCTAATCCAGATAACCCTGTAGATATGACTCAGACTAATAATCTTTTATCTGGTCTTGGCAATAAAGTTGATGGTGTTGGTAATAAAATTGATGGTCTTGGTTCTAAGCTTGATTCAGTTGGTGACAGCTTGGGCGGTAAACTTGATGGTATAAAATTAGGTGTAGATGGTTCAAACGAGCTACTTGGCTCCATGAACTCCAAGCTCGCAGGAATCGCACTTAATCAGGAAGTTGCTAATCAATTAACGGGTGACATGCTTAACAACACAGGAACTATATCAGAGAACACAGGTATCACTGCTGGCAATACTGGCGACATATTGGAGGCTATAACTGATGTTGATACTGCCGACACTTTTAACCCTGATGCATCTGCAAGTTTTTACGAAAGCACTTACGAAAACGGCTTCGAGGGCGTCTGGTCAGAAAAGAGTGAGGCATTCAAACAAACTGAAACCTTTTTGTTTTTAGATCAATTTAAATTTAACTCTAGCGGTCAAGAGCCTGATACGGATATTTGTTTTAACTTAGGTGTTCAAATGAATTTTGGTTGTGCAGAACTACCCATTGCAACACCTCAACTTTTAGCAATCCTTAAGGTTTTCATTTTAATCACAGCCGCATTCCTATGTCGCGCTTTAATATTTGGAGGTTAACATGCAATGGTTCGCAGACACTTGGAACGAAGCTAAACAATTTTTTTATAGTATTGTTTTAACTATTCAAGAAATTCATAAAGATATGTCTATCTGGTTATTTGAGTCTTTTTTAGATATTTCTTTAACTGCCATACAAGGCTTAGACGTTTTTTTTGCTGGTCTGGATATAGCAACTTATATAAATGCTTTGCCACCATCAGTTAGTTATTACGCATCTGCACTTGGTTTATCACAGGCTATGAGCATGATTATTATTGCTTTAACAATCCGCTTATTACTTCAATTAATACCTTTTGTTAGATTAGGGAGCTAAAAAATGATTCACGGCATATCAGGAAGAACTGGCGGCGGTAAAAGCTACGAAGCGGTTGTACGACACATAATACCAACCATTACAGAACATAAACGTAAAGTCGTAACAAACCTACCATTAAACATAGACCACTTTTGCTCAGTATTTGGCGATTATTGCCGTGACTTAATCGAGGTCGTAGATGGTGAGTTTCATAACTACGGCGGCCAACGGCCATTCTCTAAAAAGGAGCATTATTTACAATATGAAGACTGGAAAAACGAACAGGGCAACCGTGTTTACTTTTTCATTGATGAATGTCACTTGGCCTTACCAACAGGTTCAACAGATAAAGAGCTTAAGCAATTTTATGATTTACACAGACACTACGGTTTCGACATCATGCTTATTACTCAAGAATTTAGTAAAGTTGATAGAGACATAAGAAACCTAGTAAGCAATCATTACCGAGCCATTAAAAAGTCTATGATGGGTCAAGATGATAAGTATATTTTAAAAGTTCATGATGGTTCTTCAAAAGCCAATTCAACGGTTGTTGCCACTCACGAACGCGAGTATGAAAAGAAATATTTCAAGTTTTACCAATCACATACCAAGAGTGACCAATCTATAAAAGAGGCCGCCCCAAGCGATATAAAAAAATGGTATGACAATTGGTTTATAAAAGGTTCTGTAGTCTTTTTTATTGTTGCTGCTTTCTTGCTTTTTTTAGGTTTCAACAAGCAAAGTAAAATTGAATTAAAACAACAAGAATCAATACAAACTTCTGTTAATAATCAAAATTTACCTTCCAGCCCTGGAGCTAAACCAGGACATAATTTATCAGTTGCTTCAGGGCATAATATCCCCTTACCACCTGAGCTTTTAGCCAAACAAAAAGAGGCTGAGAAAATTATCGAGGAACAAAAAAAAGTAAAAGAGGCTGAAGAAAAAAAGCATCCATTTTACAAGGTCGGTCTTCATATTGTCGGTTGGGGTGAGTACACAGAGCTTGGTCGTTTAACTAAAAATTACTATCTAAGCGCTAGCCAAAATGGACAGCATATTTTTGATTTGTCCTTACGTGACCTTATACTTGCTGGTTATTCCGTAGTCGTCCGCTCAAGTTGTATCATTGAAGTTAAATATCGTAAATATCATGACTTTCTAACATGTGACGCTCCAAAGGTCGGTGCTTTTGATGAGGCACCTGAGGAATTGACAGAGTAGCGAGGAGGGACCCGCGCAGCGGGAGGTGACCTTGATGCTATGTCAATTATTATTAAGATACTTTATTTACTTACC